CCAGACTAGCTCGGGATTATATAGTTTGTTCATACCTATGGAATGGAACTACGAAGGATTCATTGATTCTTATGGACATCCTGTATTCGGAACACCAGAGAAAGAAGTCTTTGGAAACGATGGCGAGCTTATTGACACAGGTGTAGTTGACTTTTGGAATAATGAAGTTGAAGGATTAAAGCACGATGGGGATGCTTTAAATGAATATTATAGGCAATTTCCAAGAACAGAAGCTCATGCTTTTAGAGATGAAACTAAAAACAGTATATTCAATTTAAGCAAAATTTATGAGCAAATTGATTATAATGATGATTTAATGCGTAAAGGATATATTACGCAAGGTTCTTTTTCTTGGGAAAATGGAATAAAAGATTCAAAAGTAATGTTTACTCCAAATAAAAATGGTAGATTTTTTATTTCGTGGACACCACCTAAAAATTTAGAAAATAATATCATTTTAAAAAATGGTATTAAAACACCAGGTAATCAACATATAGGTGCATTTGGATGTGACTCATACGATATATCTGGAACAACAGACGGGCAAGGCTCAAAAGGAGCTTTACACGGATTAACTAAGTTTAGTATGGAAGATGCTCCTGCTAATTCATTCTTTTTAGAATATGTAGCAAGACCTCAAACAGCTGAACTGTTTTTTGAAGATGTATTAATGGCTTTAGTTTATTATGGTATGCCTGTACTTGCAGAAAATAATAAACCAAGATTACTATATCATTTAAAAAGAAGAGGATACAGGGCTTATTCAATGAATAGACCTGATAAAGTTTGGAATAAATTATCTATAACAGAAAAAGAAATAGGTGGTATTCCAAATACGTCGGAAGACATAAAACAGGCACACGCAGCTGCAATTGAAACGTATATAAATAATCATGTTGGCATTGACGAAAATGGAGGTGGGAACATATATTTTAATAATACGCTTAATGATTGGGCTAAGTTTGATATAAATAAAAGAACTAAATTTGATGCAACAATAAGTTCAGGTTTAGCAATTATGGCGTGTAATAGACATTTATATCATCCAAAACCTAAATATATGAAACCTAGTTTAGATATTAAAATATCAAGATATAATAATAAAGGATCTCATTCAACAATAATAAAATAGCATGGCTGAAACAATTTTAAAAAGTTCATTTCCTAGTCAAATAGCTTCTGATGAAGAAAAATCAACATTTGAATATGGGGAAAAAGTAGCAAAAGCAATTGAACACGAGTGGTTTAAAAGAGACAATGGTGCTACAAGATTTTATTCCAATAGGGATGAATATCATAGACTTCGTTTATATGCAAGAGGAGAACAATCAGTAAAAAAATATAAAGATGAATTATCTATTAATGGTGATTTATCTTATTTAAATTTAGATTGGAAACCTGTACCTATTATACCTAAGTTTGTGGATATAGTTGTAAATGGAATGTCAGATAGATTATTTGATATTAAAGCTTTTTCACAGGATCCCGCATCTGTAAAAGAAAGAACTGATTATGTCCAAAAAATTATGGATGATATGCAGGCTAAACAGTTTAATGATAATGTGCAAGAAAAATTAGGAATAAATTTATTTAATACTGATCCAAATAAATTACCTTCTGATGATCAAGAATTAGCTTTACACATGCAGACAGAGTATAAGCAAGCTATTGAAATTGCAGAAGAACAAGCTATAAATACTATATTAAATCAAAATAATTATGATTTAACACAAAAAAGGGTAAATTATGATTTAGTTACATTGGGTATTGCATCGGTAAAACATGAGTTTAATAAAGCAGAAGGTATTAAAGTTAGATGTGTTGATCCTGCTGATTTAGTATATTCATACACTTATTCTCCTTATTTTGATGATATTTATTATATAGGTGAGGTAAAATCTGTAACAATAAATGAAATAGCAAAACAATTTCCTAATTTAGATGAAGACACGCTTAAAAAAATATCTAGTCAAGGTTATCAAAGTGCATCTTCACATAATAGATATATAAATGAAGATAGCGTATTAGATTCAAATAGTATACAAGTATTATACTTTAATTATAAAACATACAACAATGAAGTTTACAAAATTAAAACAACAGCTACAGGAGCTTCTAAAGCGATTCAAAAAAATGATCAATTCAATCCGCCAGAGGATATTGAAAATCTTTTCGAAAAAGCAAGCAGATCAATAGACGTAGTATATGAAGGAGTATATGTATTAGGTGTTAATATGCTTCTTAAATGGGGTCTTGCAAAAAATATGATTAGACCTAAAAGTGATACAACAAAGGTAATGATGAATTATCATATTGTTGCACCTAGAATATATAAAGGAAGAATTGAGTCTTTAGTTAGTAGAATTACAGGATTTGCTGATATGATTCAACTAACACATTTAAAATTACAACAAGTAATGTCAAGAATGATACCTGACGGTGTTTATCTTGATGCAGATGGTCTTGCTGAAATAGATTTAGGTAACGGCACAAATTATAATCCGCAAGAAGCATTAAATATGTTTTTTCAAACAGGTTCTGTTATTGGTAGATCTTTAACGCAAGATGGTGATATGAATCCAGCTAAAGTGCCAATACAAGAACTTACATCTAATGGTGGTAATAATAAAATAGCTTCTTTAATACAAACGTATAACTATTATCTTCAAATGATAAGAGATGTAACCGGATTAAATGAAGCAAGAGATGGAAGTAAACCTGATCAGTATGCTTTAGTTGGTGTACAAAAATTAGCTGCCGCTAATTCAAATACAGCTACAAGACATATATTGCAAGCTAGCTTATATTTAACGGCAAGAGTTGCTGAAGCAGTTAGTTTAAGAATATCAGATATATTAGAATATTCACCAACTAGAGAGGCTTTTATATCTTCAATAGGAAGATTTAATGTAGGAACATTAGATGATATTAAAAATATGCATTTACATGATTTTGGAATATTTATAGAGCTTGCTCCAGATGAAGAAGAAAAAGCAAGACTTGAAAATAACATACAAGCAGCTCTTTCAAAAGATCAAATATTTCTTGAAGATGCAATTGATATTAGAGAAATAAAAAATATTAAATTAGCTAATCAATTGTTAAAAGTAAGAAGAAAAAAGAAAATGAATGATGATATGCAACGTCAGCAGCAAAATATACAAATGCAAACACAATCAAATGCACAAGCCGCACAGGCTTCAGCACAAGCTGATGTTCAAAAACAACAAGCATTAACTCAACAAAAAGCGGAATTAGCTCAAATTGAGTCTAATCTTGAAATACAAAAATTACAACAAGAAAAAGAATTGAAAAAAGAATTAATGTCATATGAATTTCAATTAAATATGGCATTAAAAGATAAAGAATCTGAAGTCTATACTAGCAGAGAAAAATTTAAAGAAGATAGGAAAGACGAAAGAACAAGAATTCAAGCTAGCCAACAGTCTAAATTAATTGAACAAAGAAAAGATAGAAAAGGAGAGCAAGAATTTGAATCCGCTGGTAATGATACAATGGGCAGTGGATTTAATTTAGAGGCATTTGAACCTCGTTAAAAATTTTATTAATTATATAATATTTTATCATGTCAAATAAAAAAGAACAACAAGAAGAAGTTGTTGAAGCAATAGAAAAAGTTGAAGAAACAACAGAACAACCTAAAGAAGAAGTTAAAGCTGAAGAAAAGGTTGAAGAAAAAAAAGAAGAACCAAAAAAACCAGCAGCAGAGGTTGCTGATGATGGTACAATAAAAATAGATTTACGTAATTTTAAAAAAGAAGAAGATGCCACTGGAAAGCAAAGCACAGATGAGGTACCTGTTCGCAACGAATCCGAAACTAGCGAAGAAGTTCGTGAAGAAAACAAGCAAACAGAAGATGAAAAACCTTCCGGAGAAAGTACTGGCGAAACTAAGCAAGAAGAAGAAAAAGTTACTGAAGAAGAGCCCGTATTAGAGCTTGTAAATGAGGAAGAAGAAAAAAGTTTACAGGAAAAAATAAAAGATATTCCAAATAAACTTAAAGAAGAGCCAAAAAACGTAAATAATAAAGAAGAAACACAAGAATTACCTGAAAATATTAATAAACTAGTTGAATTTATGAATGAAACTGGAGGTAGTCTTGAAGATTATGTAAAATTAAACAAAGATTACAGTAAAATGGAGGATATGGATGTCTTACGTGAACACTATAGACAAACAAAACCACATTTATCTGAAGAAGAAATAAGCTTTTTAATGGAAGATACTTTTTCTTATGACGAAGAAGAAGATGAAGAAAGAGATATTAAAAGAAAAAAGCTTAGATTGAAAGAATCAATCGCGGAAGCAAAGTCAAATCTCACCGGTCTGAAGCAAAAATATTACAATGACCTTAAGTTAAGCTCAAAGTTAACCCCAGAACAAAGAGAAGCGGTTAAATTCTACGATGATTATAAACAAGAGCAGCAACTCTCAACAGAAACAGCTCAAAGGCATAGATCAATATTTGAACAAAAAACAAATGAAGTATTTTCCCAAAATTTCAAAGGTTTTGAATATAAGGTAGGCGAAAACAGATATAGATTTAAAGTCAAAGATGTAAATAGAGTAAAAGATACACAGTCAGATATTAATTCATTAGTTAGTAGATATGTAAATAAAGAAAACGAAATGAATGATGCTGCTGGTTATCATAAAGCTTTGTTTACAGCAATGAATGCTGATTCAATAGCTAATCATTTTTATGAGCAAGGAAGGGCAGACGCTATTAAAGAGTCTATGGCCAAATCTAAAAATATAGATATGGATCCCCGAGCTACTCATCAAGAGGTTACTACGAATACAGGATTTAAAGTTAGAGCTGTAAGTGGAGATGATGCTGACAGATTAAGAGTAAGATTTAAACAATAACTTAAAATTTAAAAAAAATGGGATTATTTTCATCGAGTGGGTCGTTTCCTGCGGGACTTACGCCTACTCCTACAAAAACGTTGTTTTCGGGCAACTATCTAACATTTGACTCAAATTCAGGTGGAGGAACATTTGCCGAAAGATTTTTACCCGATGTATATGAAAAAGAAGTTGAAAGATATGGTAACAGATCTGTTTCTTCTTTCCTTCGTATGGTCGGCGCTGAAATTCCTTCTGCTTCGGATCAAATAATTTGGTCAGAGCAAGGAAGACTACATATTGCATATAGCGGTGTATCCGTTGATACTGCAACAAACAGTAGAGTTACATCTAATGGCCACGCTGTTAGAGTTGGACAAACTGTTGTAATTATAGAAGCAGATTCTTCAAATTCTAGATCACCTTTTGTTGCTGGTAGTGGACAAACTACTTGGAACGCTGATAAAGTTGTAAAAGGAGTTGTAAAAGCTGTAACTGCAAATACTTTTGATGTTGCTCCTTATAAAGGTGCTACACTAACAGCGGCTGGATTAACATCTGGTGGTTCTGTTACTTGTTCAGTATTTGTATACGGTTCAGAATTTAAAAAAGGAACTGCTGGTATGGATGGATCTATAGATGCAGGTTTTCAACAGTTTAGTAACAACCCTATTATTATCAAAGATAAATATTCTATCAATGGTTCTGATACTGCTCAAATTGGGTGGGTTGAAGTAACAACTGAAAACGGAGCATCTGGATACTTATGGTATTTAAAATCAGAGCATGAAACAAGACTTAGATTTGAAGATTACCTTGAAATGTCAATGATAGAAGGAGAAAAAGCTTCTGCTACTGGCTCAGGTACTGCTGCAAATGAAGGTTTTGTTGGTACTGAAGGTCTTTTTGCTGCTATAGAATCAAGAGGTAATATTTATCAAAACTTTAACTCTAATGAAACAGCTTTAGATACTTCAGACGGTAATCCAAGAACAGCCTTACAAGATTTTGATGAAATTCTTAAAAACTTAGATAAACAAGGTGCTATAGAAGAAAATATGCTTTTCTTAAATAGAGCTACTGCACTTGCTTTTGATGATATGCTTGCAGGTTTAAACCCACATTCAACAGGTGGTGTTAACTTTGGTGTATTTAATAACAGTGAGGATATGGCACTTAATTTAGGATTTAATGGTTTCAGAAGAGGATCTTATGATTTTTATAAGACTGACTGGAAATACTTAAACGATGCTACTACAAGAGGTCTTGGTGGTAATATAGACGGTGTACTTGTTCCTGCAGGTACTTCAACTGTATACGATCAACAACTTGGTAAAAATATCAAAAGACCATTCTTGCACGTAAGATATAGAGCTTCAGAAGCTGATGATAGAAAAATGAAATCTTGGATCACTGGATCTGTAGGTGGAGTTTATACATCTGATATTGATGAAATGAATGTACACTTCTTATCTGAAAGATGTTTGTGTGTTCAAGGAGCTAATAACTTCGTATTATTTAAGACTGCTACTCAGCAAGCTTAATATTTTATGTAAAGCTAAGGGCATCTTAATTGGTGCCCTTGCCTTTACTTTTAACAATTTTATTATATCATATTATGAAAACAAAAACAATTTCTCCTGAAAAAAATTGGGAGATAAAAGATAGAACTTATGTGTTAACAGGCAATTCAACGCCTATAACATTTACATTAGCATCTAAACATCATTCAAGAACACCTCTTCTTTGGTTTGACGAAGAAAAAGGTTATGCTAGAGAATTAAGATATGCTACTAATCAACATACTCCATTTAGAGACGAGCAAAAAGGGCATGTTACTTTAGCTCATATTGTTTTTAGAGATGGTGCATTATATGTACCTAGAACTAATCAATGTTTACAAAAATTACTTTCTCTTTATCATCCTGGTAAAGGTGGTTTTTATGTAGAAGTTGATAATGTTGAAGAAGCTAAAGACGATTTAGTAGATTTAGAATTAGAAATAGAAGCTTTAAATTTAGCTAGAGAATTAGAAATTGACCATGCAGAAGCCGTACTTAGAGTTGAGCATGGATCTTCCGTTACTAGCTTAACTAGCCAAGAAATAAAAAGAGATATATTATTATTTGCAAAAAATAATGCAGGTCTTTTTATAAATCTTGTTAAAGATGAAAATGTTCAGTTAAGAAACTTTGCTATTAAAGCAGTTGAAGCTGGCATAGTTGATTTAGATGGTGATCAAAGAAATTTTTATTGGGCAAAAAATAAAAAGAAATTGATGACAGTTCCTTTTGAAGAAAATCCATATTCAGCATTTGCTGCATATTTAAAAACTGACGAAGGTACACAAGTTTATAAATCAATAGATAAAAAATTAAAATAATTTATCTTATAGTGGTAGGGCTGCTATAAGGTAGCCCTATACACTAAAATAATAATTAATATGGTTAGCGTAGATACAGTATATCAAAGAGTATTAGCAATTTTGAATAAAGAAAATCGTGGTTATATGACACCACAGGAATTTAATCTTTTAGCTAATCAAGCACAATTAGAAATATTTGAACAATACTTTTATGATTTAACACAGTTTAATAGAGGTGGTCAAATAAATAATGAGTTTGCAAATATTGTAAAAAATATAAAAGAAAAAATAAGTTTATTTAAAAAGACAGCAACATTAACTTATTCAACAGATACATATGCGTTGCCGTCAGATTTATATAGGTTAGGCACAGTTTATTACAATGATTCAATTGAAGTTGAACCAATTGATCAAATAGAATTTTTATATATAAATACTTCACCTTTAACAAAGCCTGATACTACAAGGCCTATATACACTAGATCAGGATTATTAATAAAAGTATATCCTACAACAATTACTTCTAATACAGAAATAGCAGCTTCATATATTAAAAAACCCGCTACAGTCGAATGGGCTCACGTGGAGGTTACAGATGATAATTCAACAGATATGGTAAAGCTGTTTGATTCTTCGTCTGCTGTTGATTTTGAATTACACGAATCAGAAGAAACTGTATTAGTATATAAAATATTAGCTTATGCTGGATTAGTTATAAAGCAACCTGAAATAAGTCAGGTAGCAGAAACTAAAGACAGTTTAAAAACACAAAAAGAAAAATCATAATAGATGGCATTAGGAACCTATAACACAGACGGGACTAAACAAACCCAAAAAGAATATTATGCTGGAAACCAAAAAGGTAATTATCAATTTATTTCAATAACAGATATTATAAATAACTTTATAGTATCACAGGTTGGTGACGATAAAATAATTAAAAGTGCTAAAAGAGCAGAAGTTGCTTTTCATGCACAAAGAGGAATCCAAGAATTAAATTATGATACTATAAATAATTTAAAAACACAAGAAATAGATTTACCACCTTCACTTAGTGTAGATTTACCACATGATTTTGTAAGTTATGTACAAATATCAATGGTAGACGACAACGGTGTTGAAAGGCCTATTAAGCCTAGCCCAGTATCAACTGCTCCTACCTCTGTATTACAAGATTCAGATTATAATTATTTATTTGATTCAAACGGTAATTTATTAGTAGGTTCGTCATCATTAACTGTACAAAGATTTCAAACATCAACAAATGACACATCTGCAACAACTACGGATAGTAGTATAAATTTTTTAGAAGAAGGTTACGGATACAATGTTGACTACGGTAAAAGATATGGATTAGATCCTACGACTGCAACAAGATCCGGGTTTTTTATTATAGATGATAATAACGGTACTATATCTTTTTCAAGTGATTTAAAAAATAAAGTAATTACTATAAAATATATTTCTGATGGGTTGGATTCAGACGGGGACATGCGAGTACATAAGTTTGCAGAAGAAGCATTATATAAGTGTATAGCACATGGTATTATGACTGCAAAATCAAATGTTCCTGAATATCAAATAAACAGATTAAAAAAAGAAAGAAGAGCAGCTATAAGATCTGCAAAACTTAGGCTTGCTAAAATAAATATTACAGACTTAACTCAAACTATGAGGGGTAAGTCTAAACACATTAAACACTAATACATGTCTGAATTAAAGCATACGTTTACGTCAGGTCGAATGAATAAAGACCTTGACGAAAGACTTATTCCTAATGGAGAATATAGAGACGCTTTAAATATTCAAGTATCTACATCTGAAGGTTCAGACGTAGGTGCTATTGAAAATGTATTAGGTAATAAAGAATTATTTAATTTAAATTTAACTAATGCACTATGTATTGGTACGGCAAAAGATTTATTAAATAAAAAAATATATTGGTTTGTTACAGCTGATGAATTAGATGGAATATTTGAATATGATACATTAAATGATGTTATAGCGCCTATTTTAATTGATACAAAAAATACAAATATTGATGTAATAAATAGTGTTTCTTTTTTATCAAATGAAGATCAACATTTAGTAATAAGTAATAATTTTAACGCTGAATTTGAAAAAATTTTTGGAATAGAAACTTTGCCAACTATATTAAATCAAGAGGCTTTAGTAACTAAAAATGTAAGCATTTCAATCCAAAATATAGAAACAACTATTTCAATTCCAAAAGGAACAATTATTTGTTTAAATGAAGATGATAATTTTATATTTAAAAATATAAATTATGAGTTACAAGATTTAGGAGATTTAGTTGTTACATTTACTCATTCTGATGGTGCTATTTTAAGTTTTTTAAAAAATAATTTTATAAATGGTGCTAATATTATTGATGGTTTATTATTTTTTACAGATAATTTAAATGAACCAAGAGTAATAGATATACAAAAATTTAAAAAATATTCAAAAAAATTAATAAATACTAATGGCAATATTTTAACTAATATATCTACAAGTATAGATGTTTATGGTAAAGGCCAAAGAGAATTATTAGAAGAAGATATTACTGTAGCTGTTAAAGCTCCTCAAGCTTGTCCTGATGTTGAAATTAAAAATACATTAAGAGATGGTCAAGTTTCTGAAATACTTCCAAATTTTAATTTTTTTAGTACTGGACAATCAACTAATAATAAATTAATATTACCTAATGATCAAAACAATACTTTTAAAATAAATTATTCTTCAACTTTAGATTGGAAAATTGGAGATAATATTTCTTTTGAGCCTACAGGAGATACTGATGATTTTTCCGCTATTGCTACTATAAAATTAATTGAGGTTGGCCCTATTATTACATTTCAAATACTTTCTTATATTAATAGAGAAAATATAGAAGATAAAGGGTATGAAATAGAGCAAACATTGGTACAAGATGATTCTATATATGAATTAAAATTTCCTAGATTTGGATATAGATGGAAATATAAAGATAATAGATTTTCAGCATTTTCTCCTTTTTCAGAACCAGCTTTTTTTCCCGATGAATTTAAATATGATGGTAAAAAGGGATTTAACGAAGGTGTTATAAATCAAACAAAAAAAATACTTTTAAAAAATATTAATCAAGGTACTGATTTAGTAAAACAAATAGATATATTATTAAAATTTGATGATGATAATAATGTATATATATTAGAAAGTAAGAAAAAAAAATATATAGATATTGATTATATATTTGAAATAACCAAAGAACAAATAAAATCTACTGTTGATAATAAACAATTGCTTAGACAATGGGATAATATACCTAAAAGAGCTAAAACTCAAGAAATTACAGGAAATAGAATTATATATGGTAATTACTTTCAAAACTATAATATATATGATGATCCTAAATTTGAAATAACATTAGTAGGTAGAGAAGATAATTTTAAAAGAAGTTTAAAAACTAATAGAAATTATGAAATAGGTGTAGTTTATATAGATAAATTTAATAGACAAACACCTGTATTATCTGATGAAACAGGCTCTTATTTTATAAATAAAAATCAAGCGCCTAACGAAAACGCTTTTAATATTAAATTAATGAATAACCCGCCAGCGTGGGCTACACATTTTAAATATTTTATAAAAGAAACATCTGCAGAATATTATAATTTAGCTGCAGATAGATTTTATTTTGATAATAAAAATGGGTATGTATATATTTCTTTTTCATCAGCAGAAAGAAATAAAATTACCGAAGACACTTATTTATTTGTTAAGAAGGTTCATGGAGAAGATGTTCCTATTACAGATGCTAATAATAGATTTAAAGTATTAGAAATATTTTCTGAGCCACCTGAATTTGTGCATGAACGAATTACTAAAATTGATGCTTTATCAAATGTATTATTTGCAACAGCTTTTGGGGCTAATGATGTTCAAGCAACTAAAAGTGCTGGTTTAACACCTGTAAAAGATAATATTACAGTACAAATACATTCTGTTGCAACAGACGGAACTACGGCTTCAGGCACAAATCTTACAGATTATGGTTTTGACGAAATTACTAAAACAAATTTAAAAGTTGGTAAATATATTAGATTTGAAGCAGGTGGTAAAAGAACAAATAAATATCAAATTAAAGCTTTAAGGTATCATGCCTCAGGTGAAGATGAATTAGAACTTAAGGTTGAAAAACCTTTTGGTGATGATGTAAACATATTATATTCAGATTCTACAGATAATTTAAAAGGAAGTATTACATTAGAAATTTATGAAGATAAAGCTTTTGCAGGAGATCCTGAATTTAATGGTAGATTTTTTGTAAAATTAGAAATAAATAATACTTTAAATGCTGTAGTTCCTGAAAATGAAGCTATAGATGGTAATATTAAATATCATGCGGCAATGTCTGTTAATGTTGACGGTAAAGATAGAAGCAGTAGAAATTTTGAACAAGATAGCGTAAAAGGAATACCTGTTTTTATTAATGGTGGAGGAGGTCTTCCAGGAGATCCAAATAACATAACAAGATATAGTGAATTTACAGGAGATAAAAAACAAGCACATATTGTATTTGAACAAACTGGCCCTAGCGATCAATCAGGTGCTGAATTTATTAATAAAATTGAATTAGGTGATAGAATAAAATTTTCAAATCAAGATACTTTATATAGAGTTGGTAGAACTCAAAAAGAATTTAGCAAATTTGTTAAACTAAGAAGTGAGGGCTGGAAAGGATCTACAAAACATCCAGTATGGCAAATTAAAATTTTATTTACAGAAGAAGATGGTACTGAAACCCCTTTACAAAAAAAGGTTGCTACACTAGATCCTAAAAATGGATTAGATGTTCCTATAACAGTTAGTATAATGAGGCCTTCTGAAGATGAAAAAAGTGTATTTACTCCAAATCCAGCTATTTTTGAAACAGAGCCGGTAAGACAAAAAACAGAATTAGATATTTATTTTGAAACAGAAAAAGCATTTCCTATAGAAGAACATGGCCTAAATCAAAAATTAAATTGGTATAATTGTTTTAGTTTTGGTAATGGTGTTGAATCTAATAGAATTAGAGATGACTTTAATGCACCTTTTTTAAAAAATGGTGTAAAAGCTTCAACTGTATTAGAAGAGGGTTATGAAGAAGAACATAAGTTTAATGGTTTAATTTTTTCAGGTATTGTAAACTCTAAATCTTCAGTTAATAATTCAAATCAATTTTTACAAGCAGAATCAATAACAAAAGATTTTTTACCTTCATATGGTAGAATTCAGAAGCTTCATTCATGGGATGATAGTTTAGTTGTATTTTTAGAAAATAAAATATTAAGAACCCCTGCAAATAAATCAGCTTTATTTAATGCTGATGGATCAACAAATTTAATAGCTAGTTCAAATGTTATAGGCAATCCTATTGAATATAATGGAGAATATGGTATATCAAATGATCCTCAATCCTTTGCTTTTTTTGGTTTTAGATGTTATTTTGTTGATCGTAAAAATGGAAAAGTATTTAGGTTATCTAAAGATGGGTTAACGCCTATTTCAGATGTTAACATGGGTGATTTTTTTAGTGATAGATTAGAAACAACTCAAACTATTTTTGGTTCATTTGACGAAGATAATCAGTTATATAATTTGTCTTTTGGGACTGACGCAGATACAGTGTGTTTTTCAGAAGCTGTAAATGGCTGGACAACAAGAAAATCTTTTGTTCCTGAATTTGCAATATCTATAAATAGTAAGTATTATACATTTAAAAATTCTAATTTATTTTTGCATGGTCATTCAGCAGCTATTAGAAATAATTTTTATGGAGTTCAAGGTTTTTCTCAAGTGCAATTTGAAATAAATGATGATCCTTCTACTATTAAAAAATTTAGAACATTAGTTTATGAAGGCACAAAAGGGTGGACTGCTGATATAAAAACAGATTTAGAAAAATCTAATAATATATCTTTTAAAAGAAAAGAAAATAAATATTTTGCAAATATTTCAGGAGAATCAAAAACAATATCAAATTTAGATTTAAAAAAGTTTAATTTTCAAGGTATAGGCAGACCATCAAGTATTGATACTATAGTTGATAGTAGGCCAAATACAACATATAATTTTACAGTTTCTTCTTCTCTTTCTAATTTAGATATAGGTTCTAAATCTTTACCATCTAAAAAGCCTGGAGAATCAATTTTAACAGGAACTGTAAAAATAAATATTAAACCTAATAGTGATAGATTTAAATTAGTATCTACAGATTTTTCCGGAACAAATTGTGTATTTCAACAAAATGGAGACGGAATAACACTTATTTATACTCATGGATTTATACTATATCCTACAGTAACAACTGATATTATAATACCTATTGTAGGTGGAAGATTAATTGAAAAAGATGTTACTTTATCAGGCGAATATGATGTTAATTTAAGCGGATGCACAGCCAGCGAAGGTAAAAATACATATTCAATTACAGGAAAACCCGGCTCAATTGTAAATATTATTTCAAGAAATATTGAAGCAAATGCAAATTTTAAATTATTAAAAAGTGATATTACTATAGACAATACTTTAATTGCAAATAATTCAAGTATTATACAAAATACAAATAATGATACTTTTGTTACTGTAGTAGAAAAAACAGTTTTACCTTCAACTGATCAATCAGGTAGAAATTATATTATAAAAGCTATAGCAACAGAAGTAAAAACACAATCTAAAATTTTAATAAATAAAATAGTACCCGGCCCATTTGAATTAGCTAACTCTTATGAGGCAAGAGAAATAATTGTAATAGGGGATCCAGGGGCAAAAATTTTATATGATTTTAAAGAAGGTAGTAATTTAATAAAGCAAGAATCACTTACTATTCCAGATTCAAAAGAAATTAATATATTTTTAATATTTGATACAACAACAACAAATTTTGATCTTGCAAAAACATTTACTGTAACTTTTAAATCTGGAGATAATACAGAGTTTGGCTTAAATTTTGGAGATCAAATTTTAACTTTTGAAAGAAAAGCAGTAACAAATCATGGTGTTAAGCTTAAAGTAATTCATGATGATATTTCTACAGCAAAAAAATATGCTTTAAGAGATTATTCAGTATCTAGTGTTGGTAATTTTTTATTAACAAATCAATCTATAAGCTTAACTTTAAATTCAAGTTTTGCTTATGGAATTAATACTCAAAAAATATTAAATCAGGCTGTTGATGAATTTAAAAGTTTAACGCAACTTGATAATAATTTTGATTCAAAAGGGTTAAATGTTATTACATTTAAAAATATTAAACTTGATGTGGGAACGGGTAGTAATGATCATATAATAACATTAATATATGACATAGAAGTTACAGATATAACTACGGATCATGAGTTTGAATTAAATTTAAATAATTTTGTAAATAAAATAGTAACTCTTACTTTTGCTTATGCCGCAGATACAGGAGGAACAGAAACTGTAGGTTCTTCTGGTAATTATACTGCTGTAGTAGGCTCTTTTAATAGTCCACAAACAAGACAAGGAGTAACAAATTCATTTGCTAATGCTGTAGACACATTTATAGTACTAACATGCAACTCTAATAACGAGTTTGAAGATTCCCTAACTCCTCCTAACGCAACTACTAAATTTAAACTTTTTGATTCTAGTAATAATGATGTTACAGAAGAATTTACCGATAAAAAAGAAATAGCATATAATGTTGATACTGTAAATAATACAGCAACAATAAGTCTTAGAACAATAGGTTTTAATTTTCCTGCTGCAAATACAACTTTAACAGTAAGGCCTACTGCACCAATAGTTAGAACGCCTGTTGCTGTAACTAATAACTTTACATTTACAATAGAAAATTTATATGGATTAGCTGTAAAAGCTCCTTCAATAGGTACGAATTTGGATGAAATAAAAGAATTAAGAAGCAAACAGTTTGTTGGTTCAAGCACAGGTAAACCTTGGATTGCAAGAGATTCTAGAGGTGGATCAAAAAATTTAATTAATGGGCCAAAAAGCACAAAAACAATAACTGAAACGTCAAGCGACGCAAATTTAAGAAGATTAGCACAATTTGAATATACTTTTAATAGGGCAGCTGATTATTTAAGATTAGAAGAAGGGTTTTCAAGAATATGTAAATTTGGCAATGCATCTACATATAGTAGTAGTTATACCTTAACTGGTATTGGTAGTGCTAGTAGTTATTTTGAATTAGCCCCAAATGGTAATAGTACTCAAACAGATATAAATGGAGCAAGTAAAACAATTACTGGGCCTTTTGAAATTTCTAATAATGGAACAACCATAGTAGTAAATGTTTTATTAAAAATTGCTGCTATAACAACAGCACAGGTTTCAAGTGCAGAAGCTAAATTACAAGTTGCATTAGATATGGAAGAAGATGTTAAAATTGTTTCAGGTAATATTAAAAACACAAAAGATGAAGCTTGTAAATCATCTACTAAGCTTAACACGCTTATATGGAATCCTACTCCAGGTACTAACACTATAGCACCTGAAGCTTGGATTAAAGTATTTAACGTACCGGGTGCTAAACCTTGGAATTTATCAGGAAGTGGCGGTGCTGCTAATACGTTTATTAAAAGTAGAGAATCTAAATTTGTAAAAGATTTTACAAATGATAAAATAATTAAAATAAAAACTTCTAGTAATATACAAGAATATCCAATTAATTTATGTCCAGGACAATTAGGGCCAATAAGACATTTTTATTTAAGAGAATTGTTTTTAAATAAAACAATGACTACAATAAGGTCTAGTTCTCTTCCTGATCCATGGCCTGGTGGTAGAGTTAATGCTTTTATAGACTATGATAATATTCCATCTAATGAAAAAGTACCTTATGAAGGAAGTAAAAAATTAAGTGTATTAAGAAAACAATATGTATCTCATGCTACCCATGGTGTAAACGACGACTTTTTAAGAACTAATTATCCTAATTTATTTGTTGCTAAAAGTGGAGGAGGAACAAAATTTGATATAAATCAAGTATCAGGAGGTAATAACGTTGGCCCTATTCCAAAAAGGAATTCTGATCTTTCTTTTGCAGCAACAGCAATACAATTTAAAGGTAATAATATATCAGAACTTTTTTCAGATGAAAATTTTGTAGGAGTTTATAATTATTTTACAGATAATTTTATGAGTAGCCGTTCTAATACTAGAACATTAAACAACGAAAGAAATAATAATCCTAGAGTAGCTTCGTTCCCTGGTGATTTATTTATTGAAAACCACCTCGTTTCAGCATTAAAAGACGTTACTCCTAATCCAGGTGTTTCTTATGTTCATATAGGTTTAAGAGGAGTAAAATATTATAAATTATTAAATCCTGAAGTACATAAAGTAGATAAAAATAATATTATACTATTATTAAATGATGTATATGTAAGTAGAGGTGGACAAACAGGTGGCGTAGAATTACAATTTTATTTTAGAAAAAGAGGTTTTGCTAATTTATCAGAGGTGGCTATTTCTAGAGCGTATAGAGCCGATATTTCATTAATACCTTTAACATTAGATAAAATAAGGGCACAAAAATTTCACGAAAGATTTTCTAATTTCTTATATTTAGATTTACCGTCAAGTAAATATCCTTATAATGTAACAGGCCAATATGGCTGGCACACGGGCCCTACAAATACTCCTAATCTTAAAAATGAATAATTAATATATATTATGGCTAATAAAACTATTAATTTTACAAAAAAAATAAATGTATCTTTACAGCCAACAGATTTAATTTATTATTTAGATACTGCTGGCAATAAAATACAACTTGGAAGCTGTGTAAGTGTAGCAGAAGATAGATTATCTTTTGTAGTTAATGTGCTTTCTACAGCTAAACCGCCACAGGACAATGCATACTTTATGTTTAATAAAAATAATGTAATACATAGTAATGGGGTGCTTGGCTATCATGCCACAACAACTTTTAAAAATACATCAACAGAATTCTGTGAATTATACGCAGTAAATTCTGAAGTTAACTTAAGTAGTAAATAATTATGAGTGAATTATCAGGAAGATACGGAAAATATGTACAAGAGGTAGGTGCTAATAATATTACCGCAGCATTGAGTCCTGGGCAAGGTAAAACAATGCAAGATACTCTATCAAGATCTGCATTTAAAGCAGCAGGGGGAGGTACTGGTGTAGGTAAAGTTTTAGGTGCTATAGGTAGAGGTGCTGGTGGTGCAGCCGGAGCTGAAGCCGCTAAAGGCGGTGGAGGAGGTGCTTTTGGACAAATAGCAGAAGGATTAGGTGGTATTGCTAGTGGTTTAATAGGCGGTGGTAAAAGAAGAAGAGAACAAAGAGAAGCCGCTGCAGAATTAAAACAACGTAAACAAGATTACGAGCAGTTTGAGTTTAAAGATCACACTAGAAACATGACAAATCCTTTTGAGGATTTAACTGTTAATCAACAACAAGCTCAATTTCAATCTCAACAACAACAACAAGCACTTGCAGGAACTTTAGGTGGCTTACAACAGGCAGCAGGAGGTTCTGGTATTGCAGCACTTGCTCAAACACTTGCACAACAAAGCTCGGCTAATTTACAAGCTTCAGCTGCAAGTATAGGCCAACAAGAACAAGCAAATCAATTACAAAGAGCACAAGGCCAACAAAACTTAGAAGCCGCAAGGGCAGAAGGTTCAGCTGCTTTAGAAGCAAAAGAATTTGGAAGAACAGAAACTTTATTGGGTCAAGCACAACAAAGAAAAGCTGCTGCCGATGAAGCAAGAAAAAAAGCTACTCAAGGTTTAGTTGGTGGTATAGCTAATGTAGCTGTAGGCGCTGGTAGACTGGCAGCAGGAGGAATGTAAAACAATATAATATGGCAAATTTAGCATTAATAAGAGGCGCACGAGATGCAGCAAATAAATTCGTAGACGTAACAGGCGTTATAAGACAAGCTGTGCTTAGAGGTGAGGCGGCACTTTTAAGACAAGACGCATTAGAAAGAGCTGAAAAAGAAAAAAGTGAAACTTTCAGACTTCAACTTTTAGCACGAGGTGATACTTTACAAAAAAGTAAAATTGCACCTGAAATGCAAGGATATGCTACAAATAAAGCAATGCAGTTACAACAACAATTTAGACAAACACTATTAGATCCTAATGTTTCTAAAGAAGATCAAGTTATAGCTTTACAAAATTATAATTCTCAAATAGATGAAATCACATCTTTTAATCAACAGTTTTTAGAATTTCAAGATAATTTTCGTAAACTTGAAACTAGCCAGTTAAGTGATTTAAACGATGCTGAGCGGCTATCAAATGCTAGAATGATAGCAACAGGTCAATTTCAATGGGACGGTGAAAATTTTATATTAGGCCAAGAAGAAAATCAAAAAGTAGTAAATGCACAACAATTATTTTCTGAAGCTAATCAGGAGATAATAAAAGAAACTGTAGGTTATACTAAATTATTATCTGAATTTCAAAATTTTGGTTTAACACAAGGATACCAAAAAATGGATCCGGCTTTATTTGAGCAAATGGTAGATCAAAAATTATTAGGCTCAGAATTAAATAATATGAATACTTCTGGTTTGGCTAGTATAGTTGTAGATTATATTTCAAATGAAAGTGTAGATCCAAGTACAGGAGAAGACAATAGAGCACAAAAACAAATACTAAAGGATGCATTAAAACAGGATTATGCAGACGATGGTTTGTTTAATGCTAGTTCATCCGCTGCAAAAGGTTTAGTGCAAAATTCAGGATTAGGATATAGAGATTATCTAATAAAATATATTGGAGACAACGTTAAAAAAGCTGTTCAAAAACAATATGATTTAGGATTTAGTAAAGCTCCAAAAGACCCATCAAAACCACCTACAAAAGAAGACCTTGCTTACCAAAATGCTGCAGTTGTTGCACAAGATGTGTTAGGTGGTATATTTAAAATATATAATGAAGAAATAAATGCATTACCTAAAAATAAAGCTGGTATCATATTAACTCAAAAAGTATTAGATGATATTAAAGTTGATTTATCAGACCCTGAAGGGCCTAGTTATACAAAATTAAAATCTTTAATGAAAAACTTAGGCTGGTATGTTTCTAATCCTATTTATGCAGATGATAGGAAAAGAAAATTAGTTGGTGTAGAATTTAAAAATCAAGCTGGAACTAAAATATTAAATGTTGATGACGGAGACAGTCTAGGGCCTATAGTAGAAAGTTTATTATTATTAGAAAAAATACAAAGATCTAATGCTAAAACTCTTATGAAAGTTATACAAAGTTCTGCTATGGAAGCATCATTAGCAAATGCTCAACTTCCTACATATGAAGAACTTTTAGAAATAGAAAGAACAGGAAACTATGCTAAGTATAAAATGTTTGTAACAGATGATGAATTCGGAAAAGTTAGTAATGAGTTTAATAGTAAAAAATAAAATTCATGAAACAATTTAATGCTTTAGTAAATAATGAACCTCGTCTTTTTAATGTATCTGAAGATAGAGAGTCGGATTTTTTTTCAAAATATCCTGATGCTACTTTAGCTAGTCCTCCTTCAGATGATGATATTATTCCAGTTTCGGAAAAATTAAAATTAAATTATGCTGAAAGAAAATATTTATTAAGATATAATTTAGAATTTACTTATAAAAACGTTAGAGAAGCAAAAGCTGAATTAGAAAGACGAGCAAATCTACCATTTAATGAAAAAATTCAAGAATTAAAAAATGATATTATAGGGGATAAAAAACTTAATTTACAAAAATATAAAAATATAAGTTATCAATTATTTGGTGAAGATGGATTTGGTGGTGAATCCGGGCCTCTTATGAAACAAAGGCTTGAACAAGCTGCGTTTGCTTATGCAACAGCACTTCATGAAATATATAATGATAAAGATACAGCTAAGCGATTAAAAGAATCTCAGGCAAATCTTGCTAAAATAGAAAAAGAAGCTTCTTTGAGACCAATGCCTTCTGTTACAGATGATGACGTAGATGGCTTACTAGGTTTTCTTTTAGGTATTGGTGGTGATGCTATTCAAGTTGGAACATCTGTTATACCTACTGTTGCAGCTGCTTATGGCGGTGGATTAATAGGAGGTTCGGTTGGTGGTGGTCCAGGTGCCGTTGCTGGTGGAATTATTGGTGGAGCAACTAGTATTTTTAGTCAAATAGCTCCTGGATTTATAGTAGATTATAATGTTGAAAAAGCTAAAACATTATATCCTAGAATGAACGAAGAAGAAGCTTTTGCAAAATATGTAAACAATGACCAAACAGAACTTTTAATACCATTAGCAGGAGCAGCGGTTGCAACTATTCCAGAATATGTTGGTTTTAAAGGTATATCAAAATTTTTATTTAATTCACCTGTAGGTAAAAAAATAGTAGGAGATCTTGGTAGAAGAGCTATTTCAAGTCCCGCTTATGTTAGAGGTGTAAAAGCAGCTTTAGGAGAAGGAGGAACTGAAACTGTTCAACTTTTTCCAGAAGCTTATAATATAGCTCTTGCGCAGGGTAAATCTATAGAAAATGCTGCAATAGATGCTTTTGATTTTACTTATGACAATAGTACTAAAACTTTTTTATCTGCATTTACAGGTACTCTTGCTTTTGGAGGATTAGCTAAAGGTGCAGGAAGCATAACTAAAAAAGCATGGAAGAGTTCAAAAAACATGCGTGTTGCTATTGATCAACAAAAAATGGAAGCTGTTATAGATGAAATAGCTGTTTTAAATGAAAAAAGAATTGAAGCAAATAGTAATGAATTAAAAGAGGCTATAGACGAACAAATAAAAGAAAAAGTTAATGAATTAGAATCTTTAGTTGTAAGAACTGCTTCTATTTTTAATTTTGCTGAAGATAAAGATTTTGATCAAATAGATAATTTAGAGGATTTAAAGAAAAAATATATTGATAAAGTTAAAAATATTCAAAAAGAAAGAGACAACCTTGATCCTGTTGAATATAAAAATGCTTTAGAATTATATAAACAAAAATATTTAGCAGCACAAGCTAAAATAAAAGGAGTAGTAACTGAGGTATCAGATAAATCTAATAAACAAGCACAAGAAGTAAATAAAATATTTGAAAATGAAGTTCTTAATGAAACTAATCCAGAAAAACAACAAGCAGGAATCGGTAAAATAGTTGAATTATATAGAGGAATGGCTAGAAGATTAGCCTTAAAAAGAAAAAATGCACCTAATTTTGATTTAGATTTACTAACCGATGAAATTTTAACAGGCAAAAGAGGTATATTAGATCTTATTAATAGTTATCAAAAATACGTTACAAAACAGCAAAAAGAAAATAAACCTGTAGCACCCTTATCTGGATATATAAATACAAATGTAGCAAGAAGAGCTATAGAATCTTCTAATAGAGTATTAGGTGATGAATTTACAGAAGATGTTACTACACAGAAAAAAGTTGCTCAACCTGAAACAACAGAAGATATAATTGAAAATCAAGCTACAGAAATACAAAAGCAATTAGCTGATAAGCTTAATCTTAAAGAAGAATTTAAAAAATTAATATCTGATAGTGCTAAAAAAATATTAGGAACACGTTTACCTGAAATAGGTTCAAAAGATTTTAAATCTAAAATTGTTAAATCATTAAGAGATGATTTATTTAAATTATTTAAGAAAGATGTGTTTCAAGTAGATCGTACTTATAAAGATTTTTTATCTGATAACTTTGAAAAAATATTTGCTAGTATACCACAAGCTACTCTTAATAAAAGATTTTCACAATTATTTACTGAAAAAATTAAAAAAGATGGTAAAGCTTTAAGAGAAAAAACACCAGAAGGAAAATTTGTTTATAAAAGGCCTCCTATTACTAAAGAACAATGGGTTGATTATTTTACTAAACAACCAGAGGGTTCTTCGGATAAATCATGGGGTAACACAAAATCTTCAAGAAAAGGTTCTTTAGCACAAGTTTTAGCAGATGAGGCAGGGCTAGATCAAATAGTACAAAATATTGCTGATCCTGAGATTGCAAAAAAGTTTAAAGAAATACAAGAGTTATCTGGTAAAAAGCTAAAACCTGGATTTGCTAAAAAAGTAATTCAAGCAATTGATAGAAGTATTGAAGAGTTAACAAAGTTTCAACAAGAAAATTTAATGATGGATGGTGGCTTTGTAAAAGCACTAGAATTAACTTTAAAAGGTATTAAAAAACTTCTTGAAGCTGGAGTTACTTTAGCTAATGCTATTAAACAAGCTGTAAATAATTTAAAAAATAACACTGGCTTTGCTAAAGACATAGAAAAACAAACCCCTCTTTCAAAATATGATAATCAAGTTTATTCCGAAGTATTAGAGCCTTTACAAGAAGAACTTAAAAATTATATTGAAGAAGAAAAATATTCTAAAGCAAAACAATTTATTAAAAAAATTGATTTAGAATATAAGAAAAAAAGAAAAGAGTATATTGATTCTGCATATTCAAAATATTTTGTAAATGCACAAAAAAATATTTATAACAAATTAAAAACACAAGATGAAAAAGTAAGATTTCTTTTTAATTTTGATAATCTATATTATGTTTTATTTAAAAACAGAGATGGAAGTCCTTTTAATTATAATTTTAATAAAACAACAAAAAAAGGTTTAACAGAATATAATAATTTTATTAAACAAATTACTAATAATGAAATGGAATTTGTATTTAAAAAGAACATGAAAAAAGATAGAGTAGTAATTAAATTTAATAATAAAAATATTCCAATTAATCCATATAATTATAAAAGAAGTATAAATATGGATGGAAGAGATAAATATGGAAGATACTTTTTAAATAAATTAACACCTGCTCAAAGAGAAGAAAGAAATAATTACGAAAAAGAAGTTATACAAAATAGAAAGCACTTTTTTGAATTATTAGATAATCTTAAAGAAAATGTTACTAATAATTCTAAAAATGAAAATTTAAAAAGAGATATATATTTTGTAATATCTACATTAGGCGCAAATATGAATGGTATTGCAAAAAGATTATATAGAATAGGCGATGATCCTAGAATTGAAGAATTAATGGACAATGAAATAGAAAAAAACATTAAGAAAGGTAAAAAAGGATATGCTACAATGAAAGCTGAACATAATCCACCCTCTACTTGGATGTTAAAAAATATTGCAACCCCTTATGTATTTGGGGCTATAAATAAAAAAGAAGCACTTGATTTTTATAAAAAAGGTAGATTAAATATGATACCTGAATCTGAAGATAAAAAAATTGTAAAGGCTAATTTACAATATACTATGCCTGAGGGTTTTGATTTTAGAAAAGACAGCCCTGATATGCGATATGAGGAAGCTCAAATAGGATGTAAGATATGACATGTTTTAAAAAAAAGGGAAGACCCAAATCTTTAAGTAGACAGTTTAATGAAATATTAGAAACTAAATTAGGGAAAGAAAAATTTGCCTGGGATAAAGCTGTCCTTGAAAATGATGCTACTATAATGGGTAAATTTAAAGGTGAAAAAGGTCTTGCAGGACTTCTTAAAAAAATTGCATTTGTTCCATATTCTGCAGAAGATTTTATGGGGTTATTATATTCAACTTTACCAAAAGGAAAAAAAGGGGATGAAGCAGTAAAATTTTTTAATGATAATTTAATTCGGCCTTATACATTAGGTATATATAAATATACTATAGATAGGCAAGATGCTTTAGAAAATTGGGAAAAATTAAAAAAAGAAGTAAAAAAAACAGTTCCTAAAGCGTTAACTGAAATAACAGATGAAAATATTACAACTCAAGATGCTGTAAGAATATATATATGGAAGAAACAAGGTATGTTAGATCCTTCTATTATAAAAATGAAACCTTCAACACTTAATAAATATTTAAAAATAGTAAGAGATAATAAAGATTTACAAAATTTTGCTGATAGATTAATGGGGCTATATCCTGAAGGCTATCCTGCACCTTCTAAAAATTGGTTAGCAGGTGATGTTACATCTGATATTGCAGGGTTTGTAAATGAAACTAAAAGACCTGAATATTTAGAAGATTTTATTGAAAAAGTTGATGAAATTTTTAGTAAAGAAAACCTAAACAAATTAGAAGCTGCTTTTGGAAAAGAATATGTTGATAGTCTAAAAGATTCAATAGATGCAATGAAAACAGGCCGTAATAAAAGTTTTGGGCAAGACCCTGAAACAAAAGGATTTACAAGATGGGCAAATTATTCTGTAGCATCTATTATGTTTTTAAATGTAAGATCAGCAATATTGCAAACAATTTCAATAGGTAATTATTTAAATTGGTCAGATAATAATCCTATTGCAGCAGCAGCAGCCTTTGCTAATCAAAAACAATTTTGGAAAGATTTTGCTTTTATTTTTAATTCAAAATATTTAAAAGCTAGAAGGGGTGGATTAAAAACAGATGTAAATGCAGATGATATAGCTAGAGCAGCTGCACAAGATAAAAAACCAGCTCAAGCTGCATTACATACAATATTATCTAAAGGTTTTATTTTAACTCAAATAGCTGACTCTTTTGCAATTTCTTCAGGTGGCGCATCTTTTTATAGAAATAGAGTTAATAAATATAAAAAAGAAGGAATGAATGAAAAAGAAGCAGAACAACAAGCTTTTTTAGATTTTGTAGAAGTAACTGAAGAAAGCCAACAATCAGCAGACCCCTCTAAGCTTTCAAGGCAGCAAAGAAGCCCAATAGGACGCTGGATACTTCAATTTGTTAATACACCTATGCAATATGCTAGAATAAATAAAAAATCTATTTTAAACTTACTTAATAGACGAGGGGATTGGAAAACTAATTTATCTAAAGTTGTGTATTACACAACTCTTCAAAATTTAATTTTTACTGGATTACAACATGGTTTATTTTCTATGCTTTTTAGAGATGAAGATGATGAAGAAGAGCTAACAGTAGATGATAAACGAAAACTTTTAGATATGGTTAATTCTATGGTTGATACTTTATTAAGAGGATCTGGAATATATGGAGCTATTGCTGCAACTGCAAAAAATGTAATAATGAGAGCATCGCGAATAGAGCTAACGCAAGATTCTAAAATAGGAGATTATCAAGATCTTGCTATAGAAACTGCCCAGATTTCTCCCTCTATATATTCAAAACTTAGAAAAATTAGAAGAGCTGGTACATATGGTGATTGGAAACAATATAGAAGTAAAATGGGAGATCTTAATTTTAAAAATCCATTAATTCCAGCAACTACATCTTTAGTAGAAGGAGTTTTTAATGTTCCTGTTGATAGAGTATATAGAAAAATAGATAACGTAGGGTTAATATTTGATAGACAAACGGAATATTGGCAAAAAGTAGCTCTTGCTAGTGGATGGCCAGCTTGGCAATTAGATATAAAAGATTCAGATTTTAAACCTGCATTTACCCCAGGTAAAGTAAGAGGTAAAACAAGTGGTAAAACAAGAGGAAAAACAAGATAAAATGAACGGATATAAAAAAGATTTAAGACATTACATAGGAGCAGCGGGTATATTTTTATTGGTAATAGCTTTATTATTATTTTTAAGCTTTTATCAGATACCTAGAGAAAACAAAGATATATTTGTATCTATAATTGGTATGATTGTAGGTTCTCTTTCTGTAGTTGTATATACTATTATAGGTAAAAATCCGGATGAAGTAAATGCATTACAGAAAAAAGTTGAATCATTGCAGTCTCTTGCAGATCAAATGGAAAAAAGAAATGATCAATTAGAAAACATGATAATTAAAATGCAGGAAGAAACTATCGAAAAACTATCTTTAATGGGCACATTTTATGTAGATGATTTAAGAAATAATTTAAAAACTAAATAAATGACGGGATATAATATAATAACATCAAAAGCAAAAAATATGGCATTAAAAAAAGATGCCTGTTATAGAAAAGTTGTGAGTCGTTATGGGCCGAAAAATTCTGCTTATAGAAGCGGTGCTATGGCAAAATGTAGAAAAGTTGGTGCAGCCAATTGGGGTAATAAATCTAAAGGTAAATAGTATGAAACCTTCGTTTTCTCCGTTTAAAAAAGTACGAAAAACAGCAAAAGGATTAGCTCTTAAAAGATGGTTTAAAGAAGATTGGAGAACACCTAGTGGTAAAAAAGGCTATGAAGGTGGAGAAAATACATTTAGGCCTACTAAAAGAGTTTCAAGTAAAACCCCTGCAACCTGGAGTGAATTGACTCCGAGCCAAAAAGCACGCGCTAAAAGAGAAAAAGATACTAAAGGTAGGGTAAGTAAATATAAAAAATAATGGAACCACTAAAAGTATACGGAATTAACATAACAGCTTTATTCGCAACAACTATGCCATTAAACCAAACCCTTCAAACCTGCGTATTAATATTGACTATAGTATATACTATAATACAAATATATTATAAAGTAAAACCTAAGTAAGATAGGTTTTTACAGTTTTTATTCTATCATCAGCATCTACTAACATTTGTAAAGCTTCTTCAGCATTTTTATAAAAATCTTCAGTAGAATGATCTCCTATACCTACAGCTTTATTATTTAATAATTCTAAAGTTAATAGTGCTTTTGCTTTATCTGCTTCTGCTGAAGCTAATAACATTTCTTTTAAAGTTCCCATAATTTTATTTATTTATTTATCCGTCGCAAGACACACAGTTAGGATCCATAGCTGCTTGTGCAATATCTCCTCTTAATACACTTTCCGTTCTAACATAATATAAAGTTTTTATACCTTTTTTCCATGCTTCAAAATGAACTTGATTTATCCATTTTGGTGTAGCTTCTGATGGAAATGCTAGATTAAGTGATACAGACTGATCTATATAATCTTGTCTTATACCTGCCTGCCTTACTAATTCTAATTGATTTATTTCTTTAAATGTTTTGAACACGTTTTTAACGGGTTCGCCTTCTTCTTGGTTAAGTCTTCCGAATTCGTCATAATACCATCCGTTGAGTGATTTAAGCCCTTGAATGGACCCACCATCCCTAAGAATCTTATCCCATGTTTCTTTATTATCAATCCCAATTTTTCTTAATGCTTTTTTAAGTTCTAAATTTTTTCTTATAAATGTTCCTTTAGCCGTCTGTTCTGTAAATACATTTGCAGCCCAAGGCTCTATACCTGGTGATATATTACCAGCTAGTTTGCTATTTGATACAGTAGGTGCAATAGCACGGAGATGAGTATTGCGCATCCCAGTTCCAGCACACCATAAAGGTTCACCATAAATTTCCGCCAAAGCTCTTGATGCCCTTTCTGTTTCAATCTTAATTTTTGAAAATATTTCACGTGTTTTAAATTGTGCAGTTAAACCTTCAAATGCTATACCTTTTTTTTGCAAAAGACTATGCCATCCTAAAACTCCTAATCCTAATGCCCTACCTTTAGATGCACTTCTTACAGAGTTTTCAAATCCTCGCATATTTTTAGCTCTTTGAATAAATTCTTCTAATACTCCATCTAAAAACCATATAGAATCATATATTAGATTTGTATTCTTCCATTCATCATATTTTTCTAGATTAACGGAAGATAAACAACAAACAAAACTGTGAGACTCATCTGTATGTAATACTATTTCACTACATATATTTGTCATATGTACCTTAAGTCCATTGGTTTTGTATGCTTCTGGATTACTTTTGTTTGTATTTCCTTTAAAAAGGATATAAGGTTCTCCAGTAGCTTTACGCTTTTGTAATAATTTTCCCCACTTTTTTCGTGCTTCTTGATCTCCAGTTTCAAGCTTTCGCATAAACTTATCACCGACCACAGCGCACTGGTGTAGGTTGAGAGATTGTCTATTGATGTCTCCTTTAGGCTCTCTGATTTCCAACCATTCTTCAAAGTCCGCATGGTCAATATTGATATTAACTGATGCAGCTCCTCTTCTGACAGATCCTTGATTAGTGGCAAGTATAGTTGAATCGTATATCTTGCAAAACGGTACCACGCCATCGGATGTTCCATTACCTGTAATTTTAGCTCCAGCGGGTCTTATCATATTAACGCCTATGCCAACACCGCCGCCATGCTTGGCTAAAAGCATCATTTCTAAATTTTTATTTCCTATATCCTGTATACTATCCGCAACGTCTATTCCAAAACAACTTATAGGTAAACCTCTATCAGAACCTGTATTGGATAAAACAGGGGAAGCAAGGCATAGCCATCCTTTCCATATATAATCAAAAAACTTATCTGCTAATTCTGGTTTATATAATCTTTTGGCCACCGTTTTTGCAACACGCATATAAGCGTCTTTAGGTGATTCTCCATTTATAAGATAACCTCCGGAAATTGTTTTTTTATATATCTCTGTATCTCCCCATACTGGGTAATCTACGCCTTTCTTCCACTCACTTCTCCACATTCTTTTCTTGTTTCTTTTTAACGTCCTCTTTTAATTTTTCTATTGCTTTATTATATTGTGGAAACTTTTTTATTAATGACATTGTTCCTACACTTAAATCTCTTAAATGATGTAATTCGGTAAGAACCTGTTCCATTAATTTACCAAGTGTTTCCACTTTATTTTTCATTTCAATTAATTTACTTTCTTTCATTATTATATATAGTTAAAAATATTACTGTTTTAATTAAGGTGCCTGCTATTATACCTGTCATAATTTCATGGTTAGACATATTAGTTTTTAAAAAAAGAATAACTATTGCATCCAAAATTAACATTAAAAATATTAATACAATAGATGCATGCTTATTAATAATATCTTTTAATAAACATATTATATATGCATTTATACCCATTAAAAATGTTACCATAAATATGTTCATTTATTTTTTTTTATAAACTGTTTTAAATGTATTTTTTCCCAATGTATTCTATAATCTGCGCCTGTATAAAATTCTTTATTGCATTGACTGCATTTAATTAATTTTTTTTTACCATACACTTTCAAAATCTTCATCTTCGTTAGCTTTTGAATAATCAGTTGGCCTAATAGAAAAGAAATCAGTATGAGTGTGCCCGCCGGTAAGATGATAGAACCAATCCAAATTACTCGATGCAGCTTCGTCATATTTGAAGTACTCCTTGACATCTGTATAGCCAAGCTCATGTAGTTTTTCATTAAGGCGTTTCCTAATAAATTGTTTAAGATCGTATGATTTAAGATTTTCAATATCACCTTGTTCAAACATTTTATCAATATATTTTTCTTCTGCTTTAAGCATTGTTTCTGCTGCTTTAATAATGTGATCATAACATTCTTCTTTTAATCCTTTAGTTTCTTCGCACATATGTCTAAATAATTTACATCCCATTTTAGAATGTAACGATTCATCCCGCACAGACCATTTCATTTGTTGACCTATACCTTTTAATAGATTACGCAATTGGAAGCTATATAAAACAGCAAATGCAGAATATAAAGAAACACCTTCTGCAAATGCACTAAACACAGCAAGAGACTTACCTATACCAACAGGATTTTTACCTGTATAACTTACAAGATTTTCAAATCTTTCAGCAGTAGCAGGCTCATGCAAAAAAGCTTCAAAGTTTTCTAATTTAAGAGTTTCATTTAAGTAACTATAAGCTACTGCATGTATTGTTTCTTGTGAACCAAACATCATGGCCATTTGTTGTATTTCATGCTTAGGAAACCAAGCTACAACTTTTTGTGTCCAATAATCTGATACTGCACATTCTGTTTGTGCAAAACCTAAAAGTATATTACCTACTAAATTTTTTTCTGATTCAGTAAGTTTTTCATTCCAATCTTTTACATCACCAGACATTGGTATTTCTGTATGAAGCCAAAATGCTTGTGCCTGTTTTAACCATCCGTCATTATAATATTCTGGATATTCAAATGGCTTATAAGGTATTCTTTCGTCAAATAGTCCCATTAATTATTATTTATAAATTGTTAAACAAATATCTACAAAAGGCAAATATAAAACAATATCAACATAATCTTTTTCGTCGTAATGTCTTATGCCTATTAATACTCCGGGGTATAAACCCACATGTAACTCCCACGCTGTCATCTTCCTTGTCCTTTATAACGTTTTACATAATTTTTACTGCTTTTCAAATTTGATGTTTTTGATTTAGCATGTACACCCGGTCTTCTTATTTTTTTCTTTTCTCTATATATAAAAGCTGCTTGTCTAGCCATAACATTTAATATTATATTTATTATGTATTTCTATCAAATCTTTCCATCTTAAACCACCTTTGTTTTCAATAGACCATTTGATAAAATGTTCAATTTTTCTTTGTTTGTATTTTATTCTAGCTATTTCTTTTTCGCTTCCTTTATAAGTCTTATGACTATATCGCATTCTTTTTGATTTTGTGGTTTAAACAATGTGTAATTAGGAAATTGTTGTGAAACAAGTTTTTTAAATAATTTCCATCTAAGAGGGAAAGATTCATTGGGCCTACCTTTACATTCTATAATAAAATTATCTCCTATAAAATCAGGTGTATATTTTATAGGTAATATTCTTTTACATCCTCTATTAATAAATTCACCTTTAGAATTAGATTGTCTTTCTATTACCTGATTATCAAAATGAAATCCATTCATTAATACAAAAGTTTCACCTTCATATTTAGCACGAATTCTATTTTTTTTTAACACCATATACATATATTTTTCTAAGCCTGATGCAAACTTAATTCCATCATAGCTCATTTTTTTTGCTGTTACAGGCCCTCTTTTTTTACTCCTCTTTTTTCGTAGCATCTCTTAAATAGCATTCTTCTATTTCATCTCTTAATACTGATCTTGCTTTTTCAATATAATTAGCAGCATCCATAAGCTCTTCTTGTAAATGATTGAGCCAAGTATCAAGTGTTTGTTCGTCTTTATCTAAGCCTACACCATATTTTTTATAGCCAGCTTCTGCACGTTTTTGAATCTTTTCAATTACGCGGTTAATTATTTTGTCGCTTATTTTACTCATCTTTTACAAATGTTCCGTTAATCATTTTACCTGTTCTTTTAGATATTACATTATAAGATTCTTTAATACAATCCTCTATTTCTACATGTCTTAACTTAGCTAAGTTAGTTAAAACTATTACCATATCACCAATAGCATCAACTATTTCGGCTTGATTATCTTGTAATAAAGCTTGAGCAAGTTCTCCTGCTTCTTCCATTAGTTTCACATATTGTGTTTTAAAATCACCTTTACCATATAAACCTCTTTCATTAGCCCAATTTCGTATTAAATCAAAATGATTTTCTTTAGTAGATGAATTTAAAAACTTTTCAGAAAAAGCTTTATTATAAATGTAACATCTTTTCTTATTAAACATAGATACTTTAGCATTTTTTAATATCCATTCTATAGTATCAAATGTAACAGGAAATATTCCGTGCTGCGTATTCCAACTTTGCCCTATTGCTTCGTTTAAAAAATCTTCAAGATTTTCTAATGTGCAAGGGAAAGTAGAAGTTTGTTCTGTAGGATTTACTTTCATTTTCTTTTTAATTAAATTACAATATAATTGTCTGTCAACTTTATAACCATAATGCTTTTGTAAACTTACTTCTCTTTCTGAAATATATTTAACATCATTAGAGCTATCAAGTATTTCATATTCGTCTTCATTATATCCCTGAGTAAGCGTAACGCGCTTATATAAATTACGCGTTACACCTATCTTTTTACCGGGAATATGATAAATATAATACATATTATTATCTATATTTAGCTACTACAACTATCTCTCCATTACCATATGCAACACCCATTCCTATACTACTATAAATTGGCATGCACATATTTCCATATGAAATACCATCTCCGCCTCTATTAGTAGCCCAAAACAAAGCCGCATCTAAATATGGATTATAATTTGAAATAGTATTAGCTTCTTGTTGTTCAATAAAAAACAAATTTTGTCCCATACCGCTAGGTAAATTAGGATCAATATCAAAATTTCCAGTATTAATAATTACATTAGCCCATTCTTCAGCTGATAATGATAATCCATTATCATATGCTAAAATAGGGTTTGATTGATATGTTCTAACTGTATTATGAAAATTAACAGCATTTAACAAATCAACTGTTTGTGCCTTCATTATAAAAGGCAAAAAGAATAAAATAAATTTAATTGTTCTCATATTAATTTAATTTAAATTGATAATTCCGCTTTTATTGGAGGGTGCGGATTATAACCCTCTAGCTTTATATCTTTATGACTAGGTAATTCTAATTCTTGTCGTCCTTTTCTTTTATGAATCCTAATCCCATTATTAATAATAACATTAGGTAGTTCACGAAAACTACGGGACAATTGCTCTTTACTTTGATTGATATGATTATTGTAAAGGTGGCAATCCCCAAAGGAACCAATAAGTTCCCCAGCCACATAATTTGTGTTTTTACAGAGTAACTGTAACAGCAAAGCGTAGATAGCAATGTCATAAGGAAGACCCAAAAAGACATCGACAGATCGCTGTTGCCACATAAGATCAAGTTTTCCATCGTTTATATATATTTGAAAATTGTAATGACAAGGAGGCAAAACCATATTAGGTAAATCAGATGGGTTCCAACAAGAGACCATAAGGCGACGGGAGTGGGGACATTCTCTGATGTTACGAATAAGTCTTGTAATTTGGTCCACGCCATTAAAACTACGCCACTGATGCCCATATACAGGCCCCAATGTACCGTCCTTTCTTCCTGATTTTTCATAATTGTTATCCCAATAACGAACACCGTTAGTATGAAGATAATGCAAATCCGTACGTCCTTGCAGCATCCAAAAAAGTTCTGTAATCGCATGATTAAAATATATTCTTTTAGTTGTTAATAAAGGGAAGCCAGCAGACATATTATGCCTAATGATCCTACCAAACACAGACCTTGTGCCAGTACCTGTTCTATCTTCTTTTGGTTTACCACCGTATAATATTCCTGAAAGTAATCCTCTATATTCATCTTGTATGTTTATCATAATAGTATTTGCATGTTTTATAAAACTCTTCCCATATTGTGTGTTTATTATAAATACTAGGAGATAAATTTATTTTTTCACCTCTTTTATATTTACCAATATTTATACCTATTCTCCATTGCCCTGGTTCTTTAAAAATACCAATAGGAGATATTCTTATATTATTATCCATGCAATATTTATGCCATTTTTCTTCTTCAATAGAAGTTGTATAAAGAGGCATTTTATATGCATCTTTTTTACCTCTACTTCTTAATCCACTTCCCATGGCATAATTTGTTCTTTTGTTTCAACTTCGTGTGGTATAAAACATCCTGAGTTAGGTTCCCATTTAAAATATGCTTCAGCTCCATTTTCACCTAAGTTTTGAAACTTTACTTTTAATACTTTAGCTTTAACCGTTTTATTTTCCCAATCTCTATGTACTAATATCCCATGATAACTTGCATCATACCATTCACCTCCACCTTTAATATTATACATTGTTGGTTCTTCAATCTTACCTTCTTTATCTTTATACATTTTTGTAGGATGTGCTACTATAAAAACTAAAACATCAAACTTTTTAGCAAAGGTTTCTATTTTAGTTAAGTATTCCATTGTATATTTATTTACATCATCTGTATTAGAATTTGTATCTCTTATTTTATTGAATGGATCTATAACTAAACATTTAATACCTTTACGTTTTACAAGTTCAGCACCTTTTTTTAATACAGATTCTAAAGTATATCTATCCATATCTATAAAGAAAAAGTTATCATTTACATATTGTGCAACTTGATTCCATTTATCTGTACCTATATCATATTTAGTTGGCATACCTTCCCAAACTTTACGCATAAGTTTATGAGCATGTAAATATGTTGGTGCATTTTCAGGTGAAGCAAAAGCTATTTTCCATTCGTAATTTCTGTTATACCCCACCACCATTTGATCAACAAAATCAGACTTGCCAGAGGAAGGGATACCAGTAACAGTGATAAACTGACTCGTATAAGTACTGAAAATATTATCAAAATTATGTAACCCAACTTGGTAGCCTTTTTTAAAACCATTTTTAACAAAATCTGTAATTTCTGCTTCGATGTCTTTGAACGTAGTAACATTCTCCAAAGGGACTGGGGTTGCACCCGATAAACAGTTCTTAAGTTTTTCTTTTCCATACTTTAATAAATATTCATTCGCATCTTTACAATCTTCATAATTTACTAAATAACATACATCAGCTCCTAATCTTCTAACTAATTCCTGTTGTAATGCTAACCCAGCCTCATCCTTATCTACAGCAATAATTATTTTTTCTTTATCTTCAAAATAATCTATACAATTATCTAAATATTCTAAATTATTAGAGTTTAGAGTGGCTCCATTAGGTACAGAAATAACATTAGGAATACCAGCTTCATGAATGCTAAGAGCGTCAATTTCCCCTTCAACAATATAACAGCTATTGTAACCAATGATGCTGTTGATATTATAAAATATTTTTTCCGCTCCTTTATATAATTTAAAATTTTTACGACCATCTCTATATTTTATATTTATTATTTGATTACCCATCATATAATTAAACTTGATGGTATTTTCTTTTTTATTTGTTTGTGGCATAAACTCTACACCTTCTGAAACATTAAATTTTTGTATTGTTTCTTTACTTATGCCTCTTGTTTCAAACCATTTTAATACTTTACTATTGCATTCTTGTTTTTCTAATACAACAGGCCTAGTATATTCTTTTTCACTTGTACCTTTTCTTTTATAAGTATGCATTTGAAAAGTATTATTACAGTTATGACACGTGCCTAATCCTCTATCCCAATCGTATGAGGCACATTTCTTTTTTTGATTTATAGGTTTTCTACTAGAAGAACAAAGAGGGCAAATACCCTCTTTCTTGCCTTCTGGTAATTTGTATTGATTATAATTATCAATAACAAATCCGTTAATTTCAGTTTTATTTATCATTTAAAATGGTAAATCCGGCTCTTCTTCTTTTTCTTGTTTTATTTCCGGTCTAGGTGTAAGCGGTGCAGGGTCAGGCATCATACCATTTCCCCATACAACTTTTACATTTCCTAAATAAACTTTATCAACTTTTGTTTCTCTTTCTTCTTGAGATTGAGAAACAATTATCGGTCCTTGATTACCGAATTGATCGACTTCATCATTGATTGTAATAGTAATTGGTAAATACTTACCTTTTTTACCTTCAATAATTTTGTCTTTTGGTATTGATGAAAGATTAATACTTCCTTTTACAATTCCTGCCATATTATATAATTTAAAGTGTTTTTGTTATAAAATATTGATTAGGATCAAAATCTTCTGTTTTACACCATAACTCGTATACCTCAGTAGCTTTTAATACCTTCTCTTTTCCTGACTCATAAAAGTCATCTGAACAATCAAATAAACCTATTTGATGTGTATTTTTGTCTATAACCATAAATAGTATATCATAACCAAAAAGCTCTCTATATATATAAGCTTGACTGTTATAATTATATTTACGTGCACTATAGTCAAAAGTCTCTATATTACTAGTTGTTTTTAAATCTATAACTAGTTTTTCATTATGATTTAATATATCTGCTTTACCTTTCCATAAGTTACCATATAATTCAGCAATACCAGGCATTTCATATTGTACATTTCCTATTATGTAATCCTTACATACTTTATTACTTAGTAATTTGTCTCGCATTTTTTCAATCATATCAACTTCATGTTCTAACAAACATATTTCACCACCAGACATTTCTCTGTATACTTTAGTATTCCTTGTTGTGCTTTCAATTATTTTAAATTTATGCAACTTATCAGGTTCTAAAATACATGTATGAAAATAACTGCCTACGACCATAGGTAATGTGCGCTCATTATTTTTATGAAACATCAAAGGATTTTTCATTAAAATTGATATATCACTATTACTTAAAAATTGTTGACCAAATTCTCCGTAGTAGTTTTCGTCGTCTGTAAGTTTCTCTAATATTTTAGAGACTTGCGTGTCTAATTTCATGTGATTCTAAAAACAGTTTGTCTTTATCGGATATATTATATTTAGATTCAATTTTTGATGTTGAACCTTTGCCATTGTCTTTAACATAATCTAGTGCTGATTGCCACTCATCTGAGTTTCTTTTTAAACTAGGTTTTGTTGGAGGAAAAGAAGCTGATGAGCTTTTCCCATGTGTATTAATAGCATCTGAATCTGCGGTATCATCTATTAATAATAGATTACCAAGTGCATATTTTTTACCATATGAAGATGCACTACCAAATCTTTGAGGCATTTGTTGCCCTTTAGCATTTAAATCAACACCAACTATTGCTGTTGCTTCAATTGTTTCACCAGATTTAGCATCAACCATAATAGCTGTTGAATGTATTATAGGAAAGTCTACACCCATTACAGTTAAATTTTCTTTAACTGTAAAATACACATCATACTTTTTATTAAATGGTTTAAGTGCTTCGAGAATATCTTCGGCAGATCTGAAGTTATATTTGCCGAATGAATTATAACGCGACTTTTTCGCCTTAAATTCTTTTTGAATTAAACTTAATTTTTCGTGAATTGTCATACTTTATATATTACGTGATTTAATTAAAATTTATTATTTATAACTTAAAGGAAATCAATTACTTGTGCCGGATCAACTGTTTCTATAAGTCTGTTTATTGCATCTTTTTTTATTTGAGAAACACGTACATAAGACGCGCTTCCTTTCATGTTTAATTTAGTTGCAATTTCTTTTGCAGACATTTTATCACAGTCTAAACCATAGCTCATTCTTAATATATCATATTCCTTTATACTGAGGTGAGTTTCCATGATACTTAATAAATATTTATTTAATATATCAATATTATATTCCTCCTTTTTATCCTCTATTTCGTTAATCATATTATTTTCATCAGGTTCATCAATAGATGAAAATATACTGTTAAAAAACATTTCAACAGTTTCTTTTTCTTTTTCAGAATTTTTACGCATTTCATTTAACTTATGCTCAGGTATTCTAATATTACCTCTATTTATATCTATAGCTCTTCTTATTGCACCTTTAATTCTTTTAGACATAAAAGATTTAAGTGTTTGGTCAGGATCTTCAGATTCATCAATAATTTTCCAATCTAATTTATCAACTGCTTGTATTAATCCTATATATCCTTCTTGCAATAAATCTAATATACTCATAACACCACTTGCTTGTTGTGTTGTAGAAAATCTTCTTGCAATCTTTTCAACTAATTCTAATTCTTTAACTATCATATCGTTCCTATGACTATTGCTAGGTAAATTTTTAATAGAAGCTATAATATCTTCTTTATGTCTTATATAGTTTGGTACATTATACTTTTTCATTATTAAGTACTTTCTTTTCTTTTTTCAATTCATCGGTCATGTTACGATAAATTGTTCTTGGGGTTACATTTAAACTATTAGCAATCTTTTTTATTGTAATAATTTCTTTTTGTTCATGAATAAGCAACATAGCTTCATATATCCCTTCTTCTGTACATTTTCTAATTCTTCCAATGAATCGTCCTACTATTTGTAATTTTTGATTCGTTTTAAGTCCAGAAAAATCTTTAAATATAATTTTTCTTTTCCTATTTTTTGGTGGCTTACGATAATCTAAATTATAAATACTATCTATAATTTCGTTAAGCATATTCAAAGATACTAAAAAAGTAACAAACTCATTACTTTTATTTGACAGATGTTGTGCTAATCTTATAAACTTACTTTTAGTTATATCTTTATTTAAATATAATAAAACAAGTAAATGCCATTTCAAAGACTTGTATGTAGTTATTTTTGCACGACTTCTAAACAAATCATAACATTGATATGTACCATCTTCAAAATAATATCCCCAATCATATGTTTCTGTAGGTATATCAGTTATTGGATTTCGTTTATATACAATTCTATTTTTATTAAGCCATTCCAAATTATGTGACATTAGCTTGTTATTTATTTATAATATATACCTTTTGTCATGCTTTTAATAATTTCAATCGTCTAGAATATTTTTTAATTAGCGTTGCTTTTAATTTTAAAGTTCTTACAGGTATTCTATTTTTAGAATGGCCTATTAAAACCTCATCAATTATTTCTTTTCTAAGTATATATATTTGTTTCCAAATAAACTCAGCGTGTTCTCTTTTTTTTGATCGGCCTATTAACCTTTTTAATATTCTTACGAAATTCATCGCATTTAGTTTTAATTTTGAAAAAATCGGTGTATAGCAAATGCTTATATAGTTTATGACTCATTATTTAATATATTATATATTTCTCCTAAACTCATTTGTTCTATTTGTTCATCTGTGTAACCAGCTTCAATTAATTGATTACGAAACTTTCTCCAAGAATTCATAACCAAGGATGCATTGGTTCTATATGCCAATCTGCATTTTCAGGATATGCATCTAATATAGAATTAATTGTTTCTTGTTGAAACTCAGGTGACGTATACCCATTAATTGCATATTTATTATTGTCTACTACTAAATAATATAATGATTTATTCATAATGATTTATTTTAAGTTTTTCTATATAATCTTTTTGAGATATAATTTCTTCAGCTGCTTCAACTAATTCACGTAAAGCTTGACATTCTCTATCTGTGAGTGGCCTTTCTTCATAATCACCACCTGTAATTTTTAATATAGTACTCCATATAGAAGTAGCGGTTTGTTCTAATTCATATATATTATACATCTTTATCTATTTTATTTAATATTTGATTTAATTTAGTTTTTAATTTATCTGTATATTTATGGCCCTTAAGTTTAAGATGAAATAAAAGTTCTTTATTATAATTATATAACATTCTGCTTTGCAGCAGTTTAACTCTATATTTTTTTCTATAATAACCCTCAGGGTCTTGTTTGCCTTTTTGTCTTTTAATTTGCACATTCATTATATATTTTATGTCTTCATATATTTTTACATATTGAGGTTCATAATGAAGTAACAAATCAAAGTTACGTAAGCCATGTAATACAGTAGCATGATTCATATTTAATGATTTAGCAATATTTTTTAAAGGCTTTTTAGTATATTCTCTACATAATTTAAAATACATCCATCTAGCATATACAATGTTTCTTTTTCTACTTACCTGTGATATGTCACATTTGCAAAATGTTGTAACGTGCTGCTTAATAGTTGCTAAGTTCATTGTTATAATTTTTACGTTGTTTTTTAGTTAGTCTGTGTCCAGTTAATGAATTTTGTATGTACTTACGTCCTAATATAGGATTAACATCATAGTTCCAAAAATCAAATGGAAACTCTTCACCTTCTTTTAATGTTTTTAATTTAACTCTTCTGCTAATATTATTGTCTTTAAATCTTTTATCTGTATTATCCATTAATGTTCGTGTTAGTTAAGGGGTTACTTTAATTTATCGTAATCCTTTTTAATTTTTTCATATATTTCTTTTAATTCGTTTAGTAGTTCATATTTTTCGTCTTTAAGTAATTCTTGCCACTTTTCTTCAAGCTTATGTAGCTCGTGCTCAAGTATTTCTTTTTGAGTAGGTTGTGGTTTTAAATTACCAAATATGTCTACATTTTTTTCTATAAAATCTTTTGTACTTTTTTTATCTAGTTCTTTAAACGTAGCAAAGCTAAGCTTTTGTTCGGTTAAAAAACCTTTTAATTTTAATATTACTGCATCAGATACCATCTCACACAGTAAGTCCATTTGTGCTCTTGTCATATTTATTTACTTAATTGTTTTGCCATTTTAACTGCTGTTGGTTCAGAATAAAAATGACTTCCATAATGAACTATATTTCCTGCTCTTATTAAATAAGCCATTTGAATCCACGTTTTTAAATTTCTAATGTTTGCTTTTAATGACGTATAATGTAATTCAGGATATTCAGCTTTGTGTCTTAATTGAAAATCTTCGTTTATTTTATTTCTATAATAAGTTATTTTAGAAATAAGTTTAGCTTCAATTCGGTCGTTAAAATATTCAGTGTTGTATTTCTGTATCATATAATTTTTGTTCAAATTTAACAGCTTCTTCTTTACCATAAAAATCTTTATAACCACCTTGATGATTATGTGACCATACAACACGCCAAGTGTGGAATAAAGTTTTACCTAATTTTGTTTTCATATTTATTTAATTTAAATTTAGTGGCGCTGGCAGGATTCGAACCTGCGACCTTCGGGTTATGAGCCCGACGAGCTGACCTCTGCTCCACAGCGCAATAAGAAAGAAGTGGATGAAACAGGAATGATTTCGTGGCCGCGACTATCAGTACTTTCTGTTTATATCATCTTTCCGACCTACAATTACTTGTCAGTGCGTAGGACGCACCTTGCACCATCTGACTTTCATTATCTACAGTCGTTCCTGACACTTCTATATTGTGGAGGCGGATGAAACTGGAATGAACCGGCTTTAGGTGACATTCCCCCCGTTTCCGGTAATCTGTTTATATCATCTTTCTAGCCTACAATCCAACCAACGGGGTTGTTTAATACTCTGATTATCTACAGCCTTCCAGACTACCTCCTCTATAGTTGTATGTTCCTGAATGAGATTTAACCATTTGAACAAGGAACTATCAATCTATATATTTATCGTCAATTTTCCATTCTTTTTCTTGGTCTATTTCCATCAATTTAATGGTCATATAATCTATAATTTGTTGCACAGTAAACTTACCTGTTTTCATAAGAGGTGGGTAAACTTTGCG